AAGGTTGCAGATTTTGGCAACACAGACTCAGCAGAGCGTCAGAAGATTGGTTTCTATGATGAGAAGTTTAGAGCAATGTTCACAGATTTGCTAAACGCAGGTGACTGGTATGATTTTTCAGGTGACAACACAATTGACATCACAGAGAAAGCACCTAGTCGTCAAAATCTAGTAAGAGTTAGATAATGAGAGCAGAACTGTTATCATATCTAACCACAGCAACTTCAACGGCTACTATCAAGGTAGTCTCAGAGTTGCCTTGGAACACTGCTGGAGAGCCCTTATACATGAAGAACATGAAGAAAATGTATCTGGATCAAACACAAGTCACACAGACTACTTTGATCCCTACCTTGAGTGGTGATGATGTATTTCAAAATGATCTAACTGTTACAGGATACTTTGCAGTAGATGCTAAGAATCAACCAACAGGCCTAAGTCAAGCCATTACCACTATATTAGGTGCGAAAGATAGGACAGGTATAACAAATTTCGGAAGCGAAAGTGATTATACCACGGAGATACAAGACGATGTAATCATTTACACCGTTGAGTACAGATTAAACACCACAGCATAACAAAAGGAGAACAACCGTGGCTTATATTAATGTATCAGGAACTGGTGACTTCGCTACGCTACACATTAGCACAGCGACCATCGCCAGCACAACTGCAAGCACAGCAACTGGTGTTCTAAATGTTTCTGGAATGCAAAACATTACCCTAAACAATGGTAATGGAACATTCCGTTGGAAACAATTAGACAGCACAAGTGAATACGCTGTTGCTATTGCGGCAACAAACCAACTCGGCTTAAATGTAGTCTTAGATGACTCTGCTTATTTCGGGGCAACAAGTGCAGACGCAAACAGCGCCACTGCCAAGGGCTTATTCAACCTATCAAACAACAAAACTCTGTTGTATTTTAGATTGTATTACCAAGGTACAGGTGCAGGCGACAAATATGTTTCAGGAACAGGTTATATTACAGGTCTAGCACCTACAGTATCACCAGACAGTCCTGTATGGGTTAGCCCATTAAACATTGATGTTGTTGGCGACTTCACTTCAGGTTCAGTTTAATTTTAAATTGATTCAAAACAGGCCCTATCTAAGTGGTAGGGCTTTTTTATAAGTCTTGGGCTTTCAAGGTTAAATATTTGTATGGATGCACTTAATAGATTTTATTCTTATGTAAAAAAAACTTCCTCTTGCTGGATTTGGCAAGGAAGTAAAAATAAATTTGGTCATGGAATGTTTAGTTTTAATGGAAAGACTTTGGGGGCACACAGATTTAGTGCTCAAATAGCAGGTTATAATATTGAAAACAAATGTGTTTGTCATCGATGTGATAATCCTAGTTGTGTTAATCCTAAGCATCTATTTGTTGGAACACAACAAGATAACATGATTGACAAATCAAAAAAAGGAAGGGCAACAGGCAGTAATGGAAAAAATGGAAAAAAGATTCAAACACCTGATGGAATCTTTGAAAGTAGGCTAGCGGCAGCAAAGCATTATGGAATTGATCCCTCATCAATTGGTAAGAGAATGGTGCGTTATCCTAGGGATTACTATTATATTCTGTAAATATCATTGACTTATAGAAAGGAAGATAGATGGATTTTAATCAATTAACTACACCAGAATTAGTTGATAGTATTTTAGGTGAAGTGGCCAAGACTCTAAATGAGATCCGTCACGCACAAGATGATTTAGACAAGGCTGAGAGTCGACTCAAGTTCGCACTGGCAGTCTTACACAATATTAGAGATAGAGATTTAAAGGAATAAGATTTATGGATATCAAACAATTAGCCCGCAAACCCCAACTTATAGAAATTCGTCTTGATGATGATAATCTAGTAGCAGAATATGGTGAACCTATCACTTTCTGGATGGTAGACTATGTAGATATTAATACCTACTTTGATTTTTTTAAGAGTCAGTCGGACAAATCAGGGCAAGAACTAAACAACCTAATGCGTAAAATTATTCTCAATGCTGAAGGCAAACCTGCCCTTGGCAATGATGAAGGATTGCCTATTGACATTAGCATTGCGGCATTGACTAAGATCAATGAAACGCTGGGAAAGTCAAAGACCAAGTCGTTGATCCAAAGCAGTGGGACACAGCCAAAATGATATCAATTGGGCACATTGCAAAGACCTACGGATTACTCCCTAGTGAAGTTGCAAGCCGTGCCACTACATTTGATATTATGATTACAGATGTGTATTCGACTTGGGAAAACTATCAAAAGAATCCTACTGCTATGAGTAATTTTAGTCAAGAACAACTGGCTGAAATTATAAAAAGAGGGAAAGAATGATGGCTGGACAAATTAACTTTAGAATTAATCAGATCAAAGGTATCTTAGATCCTTTGAAGATGGCCAAGGAAGCACACAAGGTCTTCAGGGCAAACACACCTATTAGGTCTGGTAATGCTAGACGCAATACCAACCTATATCAGGATACCATTGAAGCCAACTATCCTTACGCACAGAGATTGGATCAAGGTTACAGTAAACAAAGGCCTGACGGAATGACCAAGCCAACAATGACATTTCTTCAGAATTATGTTAAAAAGAATTTAGGAAAATAATATGGCAACCGTAGAAGAATTTAAAGTTAAAGTCACCACACAAGGCGTTGAACAACTTGATCGCTTGGGCAAAGTTAGTGATACTGTAAGGACTAAGTTATCAAGTCTAGGCACTACCATTGCAGGATTGGCCTTTGGTGGTTTTATTCAAGGTGCCATATCAGCCGCAGAACGCATTGATGATCTAAGCAATGCTACTGGTATTGCCGTAGGTACATTACTAGGGTTTGAACGAGCCCTAGATATTGCTGGTGGTAAGGCGGAGAATGCTGGTCGTGTTATCATGAGTTTCTACAATGCCATTGAAGCAGCCAATGATGGTAGCCTTAAGGTTAGAGATGCTTTTAATAAAGTTGGTGTCAGCCTTGATGATCTAAGAAACAAAAGTGAAGCAGACCTATTACAGCAGACTGTACGGGGTCTAAGTGAATTAGAAGCAGGCAGTGAGCGTGCCAGTATTGCCACAACCTTACTGAGCAGAGCATTCCGTTCTGTTGATCCTAAACAGTTTCAGCAGGCATTGGCCACTGGTGACTTTAGTCAATTAGAAAAAAGTGTTCAACAGTCTGCAGCAGCCGCTGAACGCCTACAGTTGTCCTACAAAAATCTACAGATGGGCGCACTACAGGCAATTCAACCTATTATTGTGTTAATGGGTGACACTGAGGTAGGTGTTGAGAAAGCAAGATTGGCTGTATATGCTCTAGGCGCAGTATTTGCTGTGGCCATGGGAGCCAGTCTAATTAGAAACATTGCTACAATTAATAAGGCATTGGGAGTAACTGCGGCATTAAGCAACCTAGTTGGCAAAGGTCCTGTGGGTCTAATTGCCAAACTGGCTCTACTTGGTGGAGGGGCTGCTATAGCAGCCACACAATTAGATGATCTTATGGCGGCCAATGAGCGTCTTGAAAAGTCTATGGCTGATGGTGCAACTCCCGCACCTGAAAGTGGTAATGCTGGCAGAACACAAGAACTTGATGCTAGACAAAAAGCCGTATTAGAAAGTGGTAAGAGAGCAGCACAAAATCTTGCTGATGCTCAACTTCAAATTAGTTTAAGAAGTGCTAGTGAAATTGAACGCATTGAACTTGAAATGCGTAACAATATTGCCAAAGGTGTAGAAGAAATTAGATCAAAATCAGATTTAAGCGAAAGTGTAAGAGCCAAAGAAATTCTTTCGTTAGTTAGTAAAGAAACTGAAAAATCTTATTCTGATATTGCTAAGATTCGAAGAGACATTGATATAAAAGTTGCTACAGAGACCATGGCTCAAGCAGAACAAGATGCTAAAGAAATGGCTGCTTATTATCAACAAGTTGACCAGGCAAGATTACAGGCATTTGATCAAGTTGATGCGATTAAAAAACAAACTGAAGAATTACAAGGCCGCTTTGATTTAACTCAAAAGATTCTTGATTTAAGCACAACTGAACAAGAAAGACAAACTAAGTTATTTGATCTAGAGCAACAGAGAAAAGCCACTCTTGATGCTATTTCTAAGATCAAAGATTTACCCAACAATGAAAGACTTAGAAGAGAACAAGAACTCAATGCTGAATATGAAAAACGAATTGATCTGATTAACAAAGAAGCAGATGCAAGAAATGCCCGTGAACAAGACTTCTCTGCAGGCATTAGAGAATCAATGAAACGATATGAAGAATCATTGACTCCTCTCAAGCAGGGTCAACAAATGGCCGAGAGTGTGTTCAGTAGCATGGGTTCAGCATTGGACAAGTTTGTTGAGACTGGTAAGTTTAACTTTGGTGACTTTGCCAAGAGTGTTATACAAGATTTGATTAAAATTCAATTGAGAGCCGCAGCCACACAGTTATTGAGCGCAGCGTTTGGTTCATTTTTTCCAATACCAGGCAAGGCCAATGGTGGTCCAGTGCAATCAGGACAACCTTACATAGTCGGTGAACGAGGTCCAGAATTGTTTATGCCTAACTCAGCAGGAACAATTGTTCCCAACGATAAATTATCAGGCGGTGCAGGCAGTGCTGGTGGATCTACAGTCAACAACTATTATACTATTAGTGCAATTGATGCCAAGTCCGTGGCTCAATTATTTGCAGAAAATAAAATGACGCTACTAGGTACAGTTCGTCAGGCAGAGAAAGAACTGCCATTTAGAGGAAGATAAACATGAGCCTACAAACTATCATTAACATTGCAGAGAGCATAACAATTAATCGTAGGAGAGTTATAGGTGTGCAATATACACGAAATGAAATTGCTCGTGTCAGCGAAACACCCACAAGAAATCCATGGCGCATGACTGTTACTGTCAGTGCTCTAATACCTTATGCACAAGGTCGACAACTTATAGAAGAATTAGATAGATTAGATCGTAGCATACCACAAACAGTTACATTCAGCAATAATCCTAAATTAAGTTTTATGTTCAAGTATCAAGGTGATTTCCCCACAAACATTGCCACAATGACTGTACAAAGTGCCAGCGGAAAACAAGTTGTTTTAACCAATCTATTGGTAGTTGATCCAACTGATGTTGTATTTTATGCAGGTGATATTATACAATTTGCGGGATATCCATATCCATTTACAGTTACACAAACTGTACAAAGAGGAAGCGGAAACACAGTTACGCTGTCCTTGCATAGACCTATATTTTTAGACACAGCAGATCTTGTGGGCAGTAATATCCTAGTAGGCAATTCTGTTAATTTCCGTATGCTATGTGCCAACATGCCTACATATACAATTGTACCAGGACCGTATATACAGTTCAATGGTGACTTTGAATTGTATGAATCTACAGGAGCAATTGTATGATTAGTATTCCAGATGTAGTTGACAAAGAACGAGTCAGCAGTGCAGAGTTTGTTAAATTAACTGTTAAGAATACCAACACCACTGTTACCTATACTTTCTCCACAGCCTATAAGACAGAAACTATTAGTAGTGTAGAATATGCTGCTCTTGGTGGATTGTTAGCCATTGGTCAACAGCAACGAGATCTAAGAGTCACTAGTTTTGATACTACAATTGCACTTGCAGGTGTTGATCCAGAAAATATTTTTATTGTGCTGGGTAATCAAATTCGTGGAAGTAGCATTGAGATCAGTCGTGGCTTTTACAATGACAATGGAATATTAGGATCAGTCTATAATAGATTTAAAGGCATTGTGACCAGTTATAATATTACAGAAACTCGTGAAGGCCAAGATGATTCATTTAATATTGTAATTAATTGTAGCAGTTACAAAACTGTATTAGAAAATAATGTGGGTGGTCGTAAAACAAATCAGGATGATTGGAAGTTCTTGTATGGAAACACAGATACTAGCATGGACAATGTGTCTAATCTAGCAGGTGCATACTTTGACTTTGGTCTTCCTGTTACAGGTGGCTCAGGTGGTACTACTGTTAATCCTGACACTGCTCCCGCAACTGTCACTGAACAACCATAATATGAAAATAAGATTTGCAGATAGATTTGATATACCCTACTTGATCCGTATGATGTTGGACTATAGAAATTATAGTCCTGTTGAAAGATTAAGATATTGTGAAAATACAGAACATGCTGAAAGATTGTTTGATCAGATTCTAGCAGGTCGAGGCATTGCCTTGGTCGCTGAAAAAGATAATTTACTAGTAGGTATGTTGATAGCAGTTAGAACTCCAAATGCTTGGGATCCAGATATTTGGGGAATACAGGAATTGGCCTATTGGGTCGATCCAGAACACAGAACAAGTTCAGCAGGTTATAAGTTATTGAAAAAATATCAACAATTCTGTGAACAAGCCAAAGAATTAGGTACAATTGATTATTATACAATTAGTAAAATGGTCAATAGTCCAGATCTTAGTTATGATAGATTTGGATTTAAAAAGATAGAAGAAACATGGAGTGTAACATAATATGCCAGTCTTTACAGCAGCAGCGGCCTATATAGCGACCGCAATTGGAGTTACCAGCGCATTTGGTATTGCAGCCATTGGATTTGGTATTAGATTAGTCACAGCCTATGTTGTTTCTAGTATTATTGCCAATAGATCAGGAGCAGGAGCAGGTGGGAATCAACAAGCCGCCGCTGTTGGTAACAGAGTACAATTAGCCCCTAATACCACTAATAAAATTCCTGTAGTATATGGCAGTGCTTTCATGAAGCCAATATCAATAGATGCTAAGATCAGCACTGATCAACAGTACATGTGGCATGTGCTAGCATTCAGTGAGGCCATGGAGTCTGATTCTATCGGAACATTTAGTTTCGGGGACATTTACTGGGGTGATAAGAAATTAGTATTTGATGAAACTGATCGCACCAAGGTAACAAGTTGGATTAACAGCGATGGTGAAACTGAAACACAACCTGATGGATTGTTAAATGTCTATCTATATCGTGATGGTTCAAGTCGTCCTCTTAACACCACAAGCACAGCAATTCAAGTACTAAGTGATGCAGGTATTGCAGAAGCCAATCGTTGGGATTCTACAAAACTAATGACAAAATTAGTATTTGCCATTGTTAAGATCAAATATGATCAAGAAAAAGGTATTACAGGTCTAACTGAAATAACTGCAAAAATTACCAACACCTTGTCAAGTCCTGGAGCAGTAATCTTAGACTACTTGACAAATACTCGCTATGGTGCTGGCCTAGATTCTACTTCCGTAGATACTACAAGTTTAACAGCATTGAATAATTATGCTGCTCAAACTATAAGTTATACTCCTGCAGGCGGCGGAGCAGCACAGACAATGAATAGATATAGTATCAATGGACCTGTTGATACTACTCGCAATTTCTTAAGCAATATTGTAGATATCTGTGATAGTTGCGACAGTTGGATACAATGGAATGAAGTAAAAGGACAGTGGGCTGTTATTATCAATCGCAGTTATCTAGACACTGATCCAACCAGCGCCAATCTAATGCAGATTGATGATAATCAAATTGTTGGTGGCATTGATATCAATCCTATTGATTTAAACAGCACCTACAACAGTGTTCGAGTTGAATATCCCAATACAAGGATCAAAGATCAAGCAGGCTACCATATCATTACCTTAGAAGAATTTCCTAATTTAATGCGTAGTCCCAACGAACCTGACAATCAGTTAAGTCTAACACTGCCTTATACAAATACAGTTATTCAAGCACAATACATTGCTGCTCGTAGATTGTTACAAAGTCGTGAAGACTTGGCCATTAACTTTACCATGGACTACAGTGGCATTCAATTAGAAGCAGGTGATGTTATTGGTATCCACCATAATTGGTATGGTTGGGGTAGATACAGCGAAACTGTGGCAATGCCATATGGTAAACTATTCCGCATTGCACAAGTTCAAGAAGGCAAAGCAGATGATGGCAGTTTATATGCCCGCATCACAGCCAGTGAATACAATGATGGTGTCTATGATGACGACAGCATTGATCTAGCAGATTTTATACCTGAACCTAACACAGGTATTAGCGATCCAGGCATTTTAACTAATTTAAATGCACCGACTATTGTCAATATTAATCCCAAAGATCAAATTCCTAACTTTACTGTTAGAGCAGCAATACCTAGTACAGGCAATGTGCAGGCAGTGGAATATTGGTATGGAACTACAGAAAGTCAAAGCAACAGCGTATATAAACTCTATGGTTTAGACTATCCTGCCAATACTAGTTTTTTCCCAAGATCAAGTACCAGCACACAACTAGTTACAAGTCTAAGCACAGGAACTTATTATTTCCGTGTTAGAGGAGTAGGTATTCGCCGTAAGACAGCATTTAGTAGTGCAACCAGCATTGCTTGGGCACCAGAATTTGTCAGCAGTGTAAGTGGATTACAATTTGGTGTTCAATTCCAACCACCTAGTATCGGTGTTCCTAGATTCAATAGTACTACCAGCAACACAGTTACAACAAACTTGTCTGTGGTTAATCCCAAGGCCTATGGTACAGCAGGTGGAGCAGTTGTTCCATTTGTATTGGCCACAAGTGACAGTGATCCATTATTTGTCAACAACAGTTGGCGTATTGGTGCCAGTAGCAGCACTGGCTATCTAAGCACAGGTGCATTGACCACAAGCAGTATTGGATTTACAGCCACAACAATATCAACCACTACAGATAATGGTGTGCAATTAGGCAATCCTACATTTATTACCAGCAGTACAGCCGCTGTTACAGTTCCTGTTCGATATAAGGACGGTGGCGGTAACATTGTTCAAGCAGCACCCGCAACACAACAATTCTACATTGTTGATCCCGGTATCAATGGTAATACTCTGTATAGGCCTAGAGTTTATTTTAATGTGCCTATTAATGGAACCACTGTTACAATTTCAGGTGGTACATATAATAGAGAAACATTCGGTTGGGATTCAAGGCCAGTTACTAGATACGGTGCTCCTCCATATACCTATGTGGACAACTATGACTATGCTGTTGCCCTAACAACTGGCAGTTATAGATACACTGCCATGGCAGATCCTGTTTATACAACTACAAACTTTGGTTCATATGGCGCTACTTGGTCTACAGGTGTTCAAATTGAAGCAGGATTTGGTCCTAGAGGTTCTGATGGAGTAAGTCCAAGTTTCATTGACTTTGATTACAGCCAAGGAACTACTTTTGTCAAGAGCACTAGTAATCAATTTACTCCACAAAGTATTACAATTAGAGCAACTGCTACCAATATAAGTTTTGCTTTGTTTGATTGGTCAATAACAGGTGCTGCTATTGCAAGTACCAGCACTAGTGTATTCCCTGGCGATACTGTCACGGTATATCCAAGTACAACCAGCAATAGAATTGTATTAAGTGCCACAGCAGGTGGATTTAATAAGAGTATTACACTGCCAATTATTAGTTTGGCAGCAGATGGAACCAAAGGTGACCCAGGAGATCCAGGTGATCCAGGACCACGAGGATTTGTGCCATTAAGTTATATTCCTATGACTGTAGACCCTAATGCTGCTACAAATGCAGAACTAAGTGCAGCATGGTTAACAGCCACTGGTTATAATCCCATAACCAATGACGGTGGTAGTTTTTATTATGGAACAATAAGTAAAAGTCTAAGTTATAATAGTTCAGGTACTTGGATTGCCGCAACATTTAAGATTGCAGGTGACCTAGTCGCAGATGGAACTATTCGAGCAAATGCTCTAGCAGCCAATAGTATTTTCACTAACAAGTCGGCCAGTACAGGTGCTACATTTGGTGACAACAACAGTGGCGGGTACTGGCTAGATGGATCAAGTGGTAATGCACGATTTGGTGGCACTGTCAGCATTGGTAACAATCTTAATGTTGCTGGACTTATTACCAGTAGTGCATTACAAACAGGTGTGGTAAACTATAATAACCTAGTCAAAGGTCTTCTTCCAGCGCCTGCAGGCACAAATTTTGCACCTGAATCTGTTACTGTATCAACCTCAGATACTTATGATCAATATTACAGCAACTCCGCCTCCGTATATGGTTATTGGAAAACGCTAGCCTATACTACTATACCAATTACTGAACTAATGATTGCAGGTTCAAACAACTATATTGTTAGTTTTACTGCATCACTAACAGGCTCTGGATTTTTAGCATATCCAAATGGTCCAATATTCTTTCTATTTGGCAATGATAATACTCATGGTGGTAGTGGTAAAACTATTTTTATCCCTGTAAATCCAACGCCATTGCCTAGCGGTGCTTTAACAAACGGTAGTACCATTTATCCACAATTTGGTAGAACATTTGGATCTTCTACAAGTTACAACGGTGCTGTTAAGTTAAGTGCTACCTTTACAATGCCATCTTCTGGAACTTTAACAGTTGGTAGTACCATGGTTATTGGTTGTGGATTTATGAACGGCAATGGTAGTGTAGGTAGTACATTAGGAACTCTAGCATTTAGCAATATTGTATGGAGCGTAACGCTGGCTTAATAGGAACAGATATGGCAATAAGCAATCAACAACAACAACAAACTATAAATGAAAGTTTTTATACAACTTGGGATCCTGAAAATCCTGGGCAATTAATCACTGTTCCAGGAGATCCTGAAATGCCTGCAATCATTAAAAGAATGCAGGCATACCAAGTTGAAGAAGAACTAAACTGTCTATATGATGATATCAAGGCGGGACTCTTTGGTGAACCAGCCAAGACTGGTTCCTTTATGGCCTACCTTGATTCAGTTAAGAGTCAATATCCTAAAGAATAAGCCTTATCAAGCCGTAATTAGGGTCAAGGGTTAAATATTGCAGCGGGGATACAGTGTCCCCAAGCCCGGATTAGTAGCCTTAGCACTAGTCTGTTTTAACCCTCAGGAGAATCCACATGGCTGGAGTATTAAACTTTGCAAATTATATCGGCGGCGCCGACAACATTCAGATCGAACAGATCTTCCCCTCAACACAAAGAACAATGGTTTACAATTACGGTCAGAATATCACTGACTGGCGTTTTAATGTAGACTCACAGACCATCGTTGTTGACACAATGGCTTTCGACCGTAACACAGGTGAGCCAAACTTTGCAGCCAGTACAGTCATAGGTGTATTCCCTAAAACACAAATTTCAACTGCTACCAATGTCAATGTAATTTCCGCCAGTTCAGGTACTGTGGGCATTACATTCCCAGGTGGATTATACAGTGGTCCAGTATTGCCAGATGCTCGTAAAAATGTTCCTATCACCATTGTGGGTGTTACATGGAGCACAGGTGATCTATTACCTCAGGTCAACACACATCGTTGGGCCTTTATTCAATCATGGGAACCTGGCGTAACTGCTGGTGATCCCACAACAATGACCAATTATACTAGCATTGTAGGATAATAATCAATGAGTGCTGTATTCACCATTACTAATGCCAGCCCTTATATCTTTACTGCAACAATAGTAAAGCCTGCGCTTGGCATTACGGAAGCACTCTCAAATTACACAGTCAGTGAAGTTAACCCTAATTTCACTGCTACCTTGTTTAGAAGTCAAACAACAATTACCAATGACAATACTGTAATTGATGTAATACCAAGTCCTGCATATAGTTTTACAGGTAGTTTAGTTACTCAACAGATTGGCATTGTTGAAAAGACCACTGCCACAGTTAGAGTTAACAACACAAACACAGTAGTTGGTGTTAATCAAGTACAAACACCTATTACCATTACCTACAATCCCACCATTGTAGAATATCTATATGCTGGTCAACCTGTTTACACAACCAGCAGTGTTCAATTTGCCAGTTTAACTCTGGGCACAACCAGCACATTTAGATTCCCTGATGATGATGGAGTTAATGGACAAGTATTGGCCACAGATGGTTCTGGACAATTATATTGGACTGCTGGCGGTGGTGGCGGTGGCCTTGTAAGTCTAACAGAAGATTTACTGACCAATGGATTTAGAATTAACAGCGGCAGTTCAACTGTGCAACTTAGCATCATTGCTGGTGGCAGTGAATTGTTGTTGGATGATAACAGCACATATTTAAGTGCGGGTGCATATGGAGGAATACATTGGAATAAAGTTGGTCAACCTTCTTTAAGTTATTGGTCATTGGGTTCTACTAGCAATATTCGACAAGAAAATAATTCTGTAACAATTAATGCTCCTGATTCACAATTAATTATTGGACCACTTAGTTGGTGGAATACTGGTGCTATATATTTAGGAAAAGATGGTGCAAGCAATGTAAATGTTTCTGGAAATTTAGATGTAGGTGCAACACTAACTACCAATAGCCTTGCAACAGATGGTCAATTTATTCTTGTTCCTTCACTTAAATTTCCAGATGGAAGTATTTTATCTAGTGCCAATCAAATAGGTACAGGTACAAATACTGGAACCACAGCCACAATCTACAGTCTACAGGCTGATTTATACACTAATGGCTATGACATTAAGGCCAGTGACAGCAGAGCCAGTCTAAGTCTAATACAGGGTCTAGGATCCTTGGTCATTGAAAATCAAATTGGCTATGAACAAGCCAAATTGATCTATGACACTAATAATTTTATTGTTGATGCCAATAAGATTCAACTTAATCACAAGCAGACTGGCAGTCTAGTCCGTGCGGCTGTTACCTTGGCTGACTATAATTCTACACAGAGCCAGGTCATTGTCACAGCCACACAGGTTACATTTAATGCACAAAATGCAGTAACATTTCAGAATGGTATTCGATTCGGTGATGGGACATATCAGACCACAGCAGGTGGCGGAACAGGAACCAGTGTTAGTAGTATTCTAGCAGGTGATGGAATTGCTGTTGTCAACAGTAGCAGTCAATATACAATCACCAACACAGGTGTAAGATCTATTACCAGTGCCACAGCAGGTCGTATAACCATAACCACAGCCACTGGCAATGTACAAATTAGTCTAGGAACCCTGGACATTCAACCATTCTCTAATACGACTGGTCGATTCATTGTTACGAATAATGGCAACGGCGGATCAAGTCAGGTTGGATTTAGTTTACCTGTATTGGCCAGTTGTTTAGTGCCAGGTAATGGCGTATACATAACCAATACCAATGAATTAATCACAATTGGTCTTAACACACAGACTTTTGCCAGTCAATTAACTGGTGATTTGTTGACCAAAGGCAACAACATCAATGGTGAAACCAATCAACTGACCATTGAAGCAGGCAAGTTTGAATTCTTAGGCAGCACACAGTCTAGCAAGATCTACATGCCCAGAAATGCTCAAATGCAGATCACTAGTGATTTTGGTATTAGACTAGACACACCTGACGAAAGACCAATTGAGATTTACAGTCCGTTGACTGTCATGCACAGAGATGGCAGTAGCAGAATCTCAACAGATGCATTGGGCTTGACTAGATTAAATGACACAATCATTGCAATGACTGCCACAAGCAGGGTCATTGTTAACAAGAGTGTGTTTAGTGATGCCAGTATTATTCTACAAACTGACAGCACCAGCAGTTATATTTCATTGGGTCAAACAACCAGTACGATTGCCGGTGGAGATATTAAATTAGCCAGCACTGCCACAGTGGTTGTTGGTAGCAGTTTATACAATTCTGAACTGGCTGTTCAGAAAATTACTAATTATAATAAAACAAGTGCTGTTCAGTTCCCTAGAGGAATTCAATTTGCCGACAATAGTGTTCAAAGAACAGCATTTCAAAGTACATTGAATTTTGGGCAAATTGCAAGTCCTGCTAACAACCCAACTGAATTTTTACTACAATTACAGACTGTTGATTTTGGAACAGTAACAAGCCCAGGTACGCTGGGATATGATGGCGGAGCCATTTAAAGGAATAAAATATGTCATTACAGATTAGAAGAGGTTCTACAGCAGATAGATTATCAATTACACCATTGGTAGGTGAATTGATCTTAGACACAACCACAAATGAATTATTTGTTGGAAATGGTGTCACTGTTGGTGGTGTTCTTATCACAGCAAATACCACTGTAACCAATTATGTCTTAACCACAGCAACTGCCAGTATACTAGGTGGTATCAAAGTTGGCAGTGGATTAAGTATCACAGGCGCTGGTGTATTAAGTGCCAATACCGGAACAACAGGTGCCACAGGCGCACAGGGTAGCATTGGTGCTACTGGAGCCACAGGAGCACAAGGTGCTACTGGTTTACAGGGCAATGCTGGAGCCACAGGTAGTGCAGGTGCAACAGGAGCACAAGGAACACAGGGCAATCAAGGAAGTACGGGCGCACAAGGTAACAATGGCGCAACTGGTGCTGCCGGATCAAATGGATCAATTGGAGCCACAGGTGCTCAGGGCAATCAAGGAAGTACGGGCGCACAAGGTAACAATGGCGCAACTGGTGCTACTGGTGAAATGGGTGCTACTGGACCACAAGGTGCCCAAGGTGTTATAGGTATTCAAGGAAGTACTGGAGCACAAGGTGTTCAAGGTAGTACTGGAAGTACTGGACCACAAGGAGCAACTGGATCACAAGGTCTAACAGGTGCAACTGGACCACAGGGATCAACAGGTGCAACTGGTCTAGGTGAAAGATATTCTACTCAGAGTACAACAGTAAATCAAATTGATTATACAGGTCCTAAACAATTCGTAGTTGCTGGTGGATTGGCCTACACTGCTGGACAAAGTGTAATTGCAGCCAGTACATCAACTAGTGCAAGACTACAAGGTACTGTTATCAGTTATAACAGCGGCAATGGTGAATTAAACATTAATCCAGATGCAATAGTAGGTTTTGGAACTTATAATTCTTGGACTATCAATCTAGCAGGTGCAGTTGGTGTACAGGGAAGTACCGGACCACAAGGTGCCACAGGGCCAGCAGGAGCCACAGGTGCTGCCGGAACAAATGGTACAGATGGAAGTATTGGTAGCACAGGTGCAACTGGTCTAACTGGTAATCAAGGTAGTACTGGCGCACAGGGTTCTACTGGAGCAACTGGACTAACAGGTGCAACTGGATCTACAGGACCACAAGGACCACAGGGTCAAAGTAATAATATCTTTAACTACAAGGTTGGCAATTCAACTTCTAATACATATCCTGGCAATGGAAACTTAAATTTTAACAATGCTACCAATACTGCCAGTACTGTGCTCTATGTCAGTCACTTAAATGATGATGGTCAAGACATTGATCTTTATCTAAGTCTAATTCAACAGACTCAAGAAATTACTATTCAATCAAAAGATAGTTCAGAAAAAAGAATTGTTTGGACAGTTAGTGGAACTCCAACAGAAACTAACGATGGAACGGCAACCAGTTATTGGGCATTTCCTGTTACCTTAAAGAGTTATTTGGGCACAAGTTTTAGTCACAACAATGCCGTTATATTGGGTCTATTAAGCGGTGCAGAAGGTGCCACTGGTGCTACTGGTCTAACAGGAGCAACAGGTCCTCAAGGTAGTACTGGAGCAACAGGACCAGAAGGTAGTACTGGTCCAACAGGTGCAACTGGAGCAGGTCTAGGCGGATTAACTTCTAGTGACAGCGTGGCCATTGGCACAGGCAGTAAGACATTTGCTACAAATTTAAGTGCTACACAAAGTGGCGTTCAAGTAGGTAATGTGGTCAATGTCCGTGCTACAGGTAGTCCAGGTGGTGCTTATGGTATGGGTGGCGTTGTCACAGCATTTAGTGGAAACAGTATCACAGTGCAAGTTGGTGCTATTATTGGCAGTGGAACTTACAGTTCATGGTCATTTGTTGTCACAGGCTTTAATGGTGCAACAGGTGCACAGGGTGCAACTGGACCCGCTGGATCTGTAGGTGCTACTGGTATCGGATCAACTGGTGCTACTGGCCAACAAGGTGCAACAGGTGTTGGACTAACATGGAAAGGTGCTTGGGATTACCTAACAGCCTATGTGGTAAATGATATTGTTCGTTACTCAACTGGCGACAATTATATTTGTGTGGCTGCAAATACCGATAAAGATCCTGTTACAAATAATTCAAATCCAAGTGCGCCATTCTCATACTGGAATTTACAAACAAATGCTGGAGCACAGGGATCTACAGGTGCTACAGGACCACAAGGTGCTACTGGTGCTCAGGGATCTACAGGTGCAACAGGATTAGAAGGAGCAACTGGACTAGTAGGTGCTACTGGAATTGCCTATGAAACATTGACTTCTACATCAACTGTAACTCCTACTCTAAATGCCAGCAATACATTTACAGTTAACAAATCCGCCGGAACTAACAGTCTTGGTGTAGGAGCATTGGTATTTGTTCTAAGTGCTGATCAGTTGGCCTTTGTATATGGACAAATTCAATCATATTCAGGGACCACAATGGTGGTATATGGAACTGTTGCCAGTGGATCAAGTAAATCTAGTTGGAATATCAATCTAACTGGTCCAAGAGGTGTTCAAGGATCAACAGGTGCTACTGGTCAGTCAGGTGCAACAGGTGCCGTGGGTAATATTGGCGCCACAGGAGCACAGGGAGCAGAAGGCAACATTGGTGCTACTGGAGCCGCAGGCACTAACGGAACAAATGGAAATCAGGGATCAACTGGTGCCACAGGAACTGCTGGAAATACTGGTGCAACAGGAGCCCAAGGAACTACAGGTAATGCTGGAGCCACAGGCGCAACTGGTCTACAAGGTGCCACTGGACTAAGTTTCATCTGGGAAGGCCCACACAGTATCACTGGCAGTTATACAGTCAATAGAAGCATTGTAAGTTATGGTGGCAACACTTGGCTATTGATCAGCGGTAATGGAACTGGACTACCAGGTGTTAGCGGTGATTGGCAACTATTCACAGCACAGGGCGCAACTGGAGCACAGGGCAATATCGGTGCAACTGGTGCCCAGGGAACTACCGGAAATACAGGCGCAACAGGTGCTACTGGCGCACAGGGCAACATTGGTGCTACTGGAGCACAGGGTAGTCAAGGCGACATCGGTGCTACTGGAGCACAAGGTACGCAAGGAAACATTGGAGCCACAGGTGCCCAAGGAACTACAGGTAATACTGGAGCAACCGGCGCTGCTGGAACAAATGGAACTAATGGCGATATCGGAGCCACAGGTGCCCAGGGTGCTACTGGCGCAGCCGGTACTAATGGTACTAACGGAACTAATGGCGATATCGGAGCAACTGGAGCCCAAGGTGCAACAGGCGCACAAGGTGTTCAAGGAGATCAAGGCTTTGCAGGTAATCAGGGTGCCACAGGCGCAACTGGCCTACAAGGAGCCACAGGTTCCTCAGCCAATACAGGTAATATTGTATTCAATGTCAACACAGTTACTACTTTAAACACAGATGAACATTTATACATTGCTCCTAACGGCAAGGGTGAAGTTCGTTTCCAAAACACACTGACAATCTACAATCAATCCAGTATTGCATTTAGATTTATAGGTTCAACTGGAACAATTGCAAATCCTGCTACTCCTACAAGTGGTAGTGGTTTGGCTGCTATTGCTGTGGCTGCTTGGGATGGAAATGCCTATGCAGGTAGTCCTGAAGTGGGCATGGCTGCTAATAGTGGTTCACACATATTAGCCTATGCTGCTGAAGCATGGACAACCAGTTCACATGGAACAAGTTGGTTACTAAGAGGTTATCCTGCAGGTAACACAGGTTGGTATGATACTAGTAAGAGAACAGTATTCGGTAACTGGACAACTGGAAGTTTTGCAACCACTGTTAATGCTTCAATAAATTATGATAATAGTGCAAATGCCAATGCAACGATTGCCACTACTAACTGGAATAGAAAAGTTATTGGACAAAGTGTGGGAACAGGTGCTCCTGGTGATAACTCGCAACCTAGCATCTTTATTCAGGGCAATACTTCAACAGGTGCATTGCTATCATTAAGAGCATTCCGTTGGGGCGCAGGCAGTACACTGACTACAGCCACCTTAAGTGCTGATATATTAGGTTCTATTGCTTTCTCTGGTAACAGCGGACAAAGTGCAGTTAGTATAACAACATTCGGTGCTGCCACACAGTATGCTGGTGCAACTATCAACAGTAGTGCAAGTCAGAACTGGACCAGTGGTGCAAGAGGAACTGATCTAAACTTCCGCACTACCAATCAAAATACCAATACTGACAGTCTAGTATTGACCTTGGGCAGTGGTGGTGCATTCTTGTACACTAATACCAACTTCAAAGGTGTTGTTGAAAGCGTTTATGATATGGGTAATGCACTAGCAACACCTACAATCAATGTGACCAGTGGAACAGTGTTCAAGATGGTTCTAACTGGAACAACCACAATCAACAGTCTAGGAAATGTATCTGCTGGTAGTAATGCAACCTTGATCTTGAAGCAAGATGGCACAGGTGGTAGAACACTAAGCAGCACAATGTTGTTTGCTGGTGCTAGCAAGACCTTGTCAACAGCGGCCAGCGCCACAGATATTATTTCAGTATTCTACGATGGAACTAACTACTACGCAAGTTTAGTCAAAGGATTCGCATAATGTTATTTTCAAGGAACTTGGGGTTGGCCAACGCCAATCCCGCTGATTCAGATCCATACTGGGCAAATGTAATTTTCCTAGCAGGATTTGACAACAATGCCAACAATGAGAGTACGGGCACCAGTGCTCTCACGCTAGTAGGCAGTAGCAGTTATTCATCAGCAGTGGTCAAGTATGGTACGCACAGTGTTAACCTAACAGACAGCGCCGACAGCAACTATTACACTATGAGCAATGACAGTAATTTTGTCATGGGCACTGGTGACTTTACCATTGAAACCTGGGTTCAGATTCCTACACAATTCACTGTGTCAGGTAATGTGGCCATACTTGGTTTTAATATGAATCTCAACGAAAGTACCTACAAACCAATTGCTTTCTTGTTGAGTAGAATTAACGCAAGTACCTATACAACCAGTTACTATGATTACAATGCTTTCAATAGCAACAGTGGCAATTATATGTCATTTGGCAGCAATTGGTATCATATTGCTGTCTGTCGAGCAGGTGGTGTGATCTATTTGAGCAACAATGGTAATGTCCAAAGCAAAACCTATTCAACACGAAGCATTGACAGCAATCATGTTACTGATGTTCGAATCAAAGACGATGGTTACAGAGAAAATCGTGTGGGATTGTATTTTGATGAATTCCGTGTGACCAAAGGTGTGGCCCGTTATACTGCCAATTATACACCACCTACAGCCAAATTCCCAAGGAGTTAAAATGGCATTCATACAACAATCAACAACAGCAACCAATGAACAAGGTGGTTGGATTTTCGTAGACATTGAAATTGAAGAAACTCGATGGAATGAATTACTAAACTTATTCAACACACCCGAATGGCAAATAAAATTTGATCAAGGTGTTAATGAAGGCTGGATAAGGAAACTATAATGCTACCAACTACGAATCAACCATGCCTTCTAACATTACCTCGTCTAACTTGAGAGATTAAACTTTTAGATACATAAAATTTATTAGCAAAATATTGATCAAGTTTAGAATCATTAGTAGATCTTATTTCAATAACATCTCCATTGGTTAATTTATGTTGAGCATGATCATCACCTGTTTTAATTAAATGATCATCAATACTATGAGATGTTATTTGCTTAGTAGTAGCAATTGAAAGATGTGATGGATTACAACATCTTTTATTGTTACAATGATGTAATAGGTAACCAGATTGATTAGGAGGAAGTTCAAGTAGATTAAATTTTTTATATTCTAAGGCATACATTATTCGATGCACTTTTTTAGATATTGTTTTTCCATCTAAAATAATAGTAGAATATCCATACCCCATGTTATCTACACATCCTGTCCAAATCCAACAATTTGAAGAAAGTTTATCAATTTTTTTCTCAATTGTTTGAATGCCAATACGAAGACGAGAATTTACTAAAATACGAGGAATAGCCATATGAAATTTTATAAAGATGAAGATACTGACCTACAATTACATGTTAGCATATGTCAAGAAAGATATCAACAATTAGACCTCCGTTTAGGCAAAGTTGAGGCAAAATTAGACCAGATCGAAGAGAAAATAGACCGGTTTAAGGATGAAATTGCCTGGCTTTTAATCAAGGGTGGCTTTGGTGTTATCATTACCTTATTAGGTAGTATTGCAGCCATTTTAAAACTATTTGGACATTGGTGACCTTTAAATAGGTTCATGGACCGAAAACAATTTGAATCATTATTAGACCAACACACCAAGAAATGGTGGATTGATGTAGATAAAAGCAACACTGGCCATCTAACTGGTCGTATTAAGAATGGCGTGCAAATGTCATCCTACTCTCCCAATCCCAGCGGATATCCTGTGGTATTGGAACACAAAATACCTTGTGAATTTTGCACCATGTGCTGTCGACAGGTAGAAGGCAAGCGAGAACTAGTTGACTTACAGAGCAAGGTAGTTCAATGTAAATGTGGTCTAAAATACCCAATATCTATTGACAGTTTAATCAGATGAGTAAATAATATAGTGTGCGGTGAGGGGTTTTCTTGTTTGATTCCTAGTTATAATAACGCCATTTTATAATATCCTCTCTATACCTCACCACACACCTTAGTAACAGTGTTCTCATATGTAAATTCATAATGTTCCAAGACTGTCAAATCTTACTGTTACTAATGTGAAAAACCCCGAAGAGCAATTCCGAGGGGTTTTTCTTTGGCAATTTTAGCCTCTTTACAGGCCTAATTTTTTAGTCTATACTAAATACTAATAACAAAATGCTTTGACAGGGCTTTTGTTTTAAGGAACAGTATGAATTTGAATTTACTAACTCAATCCGAATTAAAAACTTATTATACTAATGTATGGGTTAAGACTAAGGGTCTTAAAATTCGAGATATTACAAATCATCCTCAAATTGATGATGCTATTTTGTTGGTAACAATTCGTGACGAATACTGGTCATTTTTTAATGCAAGCAATAAAGGACTTTGGGCCGCTCTTTGGAATAAAGTCTACCATCTTCAATTTAAACTTAAAAATAAACATCTTAAACAATTAGAACAATTAGTAATTACAGGCACATCAAGGCAACAAGAATTAAATCAAACAAGACAACTTATTAAAGCAAATCGTAATAGAATAAAAAAAGGGGTAGTTCATATGACGACTAATCCTACCCCCGCCGCAGAATCTCTTATTGGGTTTTGAATAACGGAAGGTGTCCACGACGCCAGGAAACTGGTAGCAGTAGAATATAGCCAAACATCTGCTCGCAAGGTCTCAATAAGTCTCTACCCTTACAGGGTCAAGTTCTGTAAGAGTTTTTACAGTGGTAGAGAGATGACTAGGGAATTAGAATTTTTTTTAAGTTCTAATCCTATTAGTCGTCTCTTGACTGCGTCTGTAAGATCTCTTTCAAAACTTAATCTTAAAAGATAATAGTTCGAGTAAACGGAGTTTACGATGAACAGATGTCGTAAGACATCTATTAATAAAGGAAATATATGATATTTGATGATAACACTAAAATTAGATTTAAAAAATTTATTAAAGAAGATATTACCACTAAATGTTGGGAATGGCAAGGAACTAAACTTCCTAGAGGATATGGAAGATTTAATTATAAAGGAAAATTTTATCTTGCTCATAGATTTAGTATGATGTTAGAAGGAAATGATGTTACTGGATTTTTTGTATGTCATCACTGTGATAATCCTAAATGTGTTAATCCTTTACATTTGTTTTTAGGTACTCATATTGATAACATGAAAGACATGATATCAAAAGGTAGAAATAAAAATATTATTAAAAAAAAATATACTAGACAATCTACTGGCGGCTTAAAAGGTATATTAAATCACAGTGCAAAACTTACAGATGATATTGTTCGTGAGATTAGAAATAAAGCATATGTTGGAAAATCTGGAAGATATAATACTGGTGGTAATATTAAAGAACTTTCTAAAAAATATAATGTTTCAGGAACTACTATAAAACATATATTAAATGGAAAGACTTGGAAACATGTGACCTAAAATTCACCTATTTCATAACCATTGTTTATCTTCTGTATAAATATTAATATAGGAGAAAGCAATGGCAAGAAGTAAACATCCATTATACAAAACACACTATCAATGGTGGCGTGCCTGTAATACACCTGGAGTTGGACATTGGAATCAATATGGCGGTCTAGGTGTTAAAATGTATCGACCATGGAATCAACTCAAACTGGGTTTTGATCGTTTCGAGCAATGGGTTCTAGATCATTTAGGTCCAAGACCATTCCCTGAAGCAGTACTTAGAAGAATTGATACTACAGGCGATATCAAACCCGGTAATCTAATGTGGAGCACAAGACAGCATCTGTGCAACACTCGCAAGACCAACTTGATGATTAAAATCAATGGTCAAAAAAAGAGTCTAGCAGATTGGGCTAGACATTACGGTAAAAATTATGACGCAGTCTACAGCCGAATTGTTGACTACGGATTTAAACCCAAGGACGCATTGACAAAATGATCTCAACTGGCACTAACTTAAAATCTATATTGAATTCAATATATCCCCCACAGAAAATATATCCCACAATACCCACATGGCATTACAGTCATGGCACACCGTACCCATCGACCAAGGAACAAAATGAAAACAAGTAATAGAGGACGGAAGCCCGGCCCATTCCCCGCAGGTTGGCATTATAAAGAGCCCATGCTGCATGAACAACACATTGCATTTCTTAGACAGAAAGCACAGGCCAAGTTTCGCAATGAACCATGGGATTTGACCATTGAAGAATATTTTAAATTATGGACACCTGAACTGTGGGTGCAAAGAGGAAGAAAGGCCACTGACCTTTGCATGATACGAATAGACACAAATCTTGCTTGGAGAACGGACAATGTGGAAATTGTTGAACGATACTATCAACTCACAGTGGTACAAGGTAAAATCCCCAAAAGGAAACAAGGATGAAACGAAGAATACACTACATACCCAAGGTCACAGCCAGTCGAGCAAACTACAGAGAAATCAGTGATGAGGACATGAGTTGGCTCAAAGAAGAACTTATTCGTTGGATGGCCACAATGGGTGAATTGGATCAATTCCATGATGTGGATGCCAAATGGGTCCGCGACTCTTATTGGCACAAAAGAACTGACACACTGCCCCGTGGCAAGTTTGGCAACAACAGCCCTTGTAGTTTTGTCAGCGGCCTACTCAACAACCTAGTATTTGGTCAACAAAAAGATCTCAGTGACAAACAAATGGACGCAGTACAGAATATCAGTCATATCGTGGGAGCAGCCACAGAGTCATGTACAGAAATAACTTTTCAAGTGGGGTTTTAATTATGTGGAACGCAGACTTTGATCCAATGCAGCAATTGATTGAATTACAGACCAATCAATTGGTCTCTAACAAAAACATATTAGAATTAACACGAAGCATCAATGCCCATGGTGAACTAATAAAAAAATTGATTGACCAGATGAATTATCAGACACAGGCAATCAACAATTTAGACTATCGTCTAGATCAATTAGAAAAAATATATATTAATGGATGAATCAAAATGAAAAAAGAAAAGACCCTACTACCAACAGCATACTTGACACTGAGCAATGGAGTCACAGCACAGATCCAATTCAGTGATCCCGCATACACACAAAAGTTTGCCAATGAACTCTTGGCCGTGGGAACACTATTGGGTTCTTGGATCAAGGGCATCGAAGTTACAGATAAACCCGCTGATTGAACAAATTGATCATTGTGTGATCCTACAAAATACTGTATAATATACTGTATAGGAGAACACAATGACAAGATCACAGCAAGCAGAACAATTGGTCCAATTTCGAAAAGAAGCACGGACTATTTTTAAATCGCATCCTAAATTTGAAGTAACAGCAGTCAATGCCTATGCAAGACGAATTCTTGAAATTCAAGAAATGGCTGCTAGAGCAAGAGAACAACATGAACTTTCTAACAAAACCACAGATTGATCTACTGGATTTAACGGACTGTAAGAAAAATCTTAAACAGTTAAAAACAGAATATGATCTAGAACGACCACTAGAAGAAACATTTGACACTGTGTGGCCCGTGATAGATCCATTGACCAACAACCTAATTTGGTTAGAGGACAGAATTTATTATTTGGAAACTTGTGCTCGATTAGACAGCATTAGACGAGTCAACCCAGTAACAGAATAAGGACCATGGTGGATTCAAAAAAACTTGTCCGTTTGTACCGTGAATCCACCTTTTTTGATACTCCCGGGGTAGTAGAGAGTCCGAAACCCCGATTTTAAACACACACTATGCGACCACTGATAACAATTTTCCTACTAGTAATCATCTCAGGATGCAGTCATTACAATCCAATATTGAGTGATGTTGATTGTCAATTTGTGGGCAAGCCCAATGACTATAAATTACCCAGCAAGTGCGGTCCAAAATCCTACAGTAAATCTTCAGTAGTGATCCGAAAAACTAGTCCCCATACCTACACAATATACAAATAAAACTCTTTCTGGCTAATTTTATCATTGCATATAAATACTTTTAATGTTATACTAGTATTACTGCGGTGCAATGCAGTAATCATTAACCAAAAGGAGATTAAAATGATTTATAAATTAAGTTACAATCTAGCGTTTGATCCAAAAGCAACACAAGAAGTTTTTGCAGAAAATGAAATAGAGTTGGCACATGCATTATTGGATATGGAAAGAGATGTTGGTAAGGTATGTTTTAATGTAGTAATTGAAGAAGTTGAAAGACCAGAAGACTTTCAAAGAATGGATCAAGCAACTTGTCTAAGAGCAATTCAACACTGGGCAAAGATACTTGAAAAAGATTTGAAAAACAAATAAAATGGACAGGGCTAGCAATAGCCCTCCTCGCTCTTACTAGGTGGAGTGTCCAGCACCTAGTCTTTGGATGATTTAGATCTTATTGGGTATTGACCTGATTGCACCGCAGTGCTATACTAATAATAAGAAAACAAAGGCCCCTTTATTGCACGAGCAGTAAGGGGTTTCTTTTGGCCTTTTTTTACGACTAAAATTTCCTTTTAGTTAAATATCGTTATGGAAGAACAACCAAACGATATTCCCACCTCCGATCAACAGTTACCAAATTATGAAGTAATTGCATTAGAGCCGGAGCCCCCTGTTGATCCCTCTAAGACTGGCAATAAACCCAAACAACTTAAAGCCATTGAAGTCTATGGTTATGAAGTGGGTCGTGGTAATCGCAAGAAGGTAGTCACTCCTGAAGACATATACAAACTAGCAAGTATTGGCTGCACTGACAGTGAAATAGCCCGCTGGTTTGACATAGCAGAAAGCACACTAAAATACAACTTTAGTGAAATCCTTGCAAAAGGTCGTGAGGATATCAAGATGGCACTCCGCCACGCTATGATTAAGAATGCCCTAGGTGGCAATGCTGTAATGCAAATATGGTTATCGAAGAATTGGTTGGGAATGTCAGACAATCCAACTAACACTGATGCCAATGCTCCTTTACCATGGACTGAGGAATAATGCCACTTAGTCTAGCACAAGACACTATTGCCAAGTGTAAGAATCGTTTTATCACAGTTGTAGCAGGTCGTAGATTTGGCAAGACACATTTAAGCATTCGTCAACTGTGTTACCACGCTAAAGAACCTGATCGTAATGTTTGGTATGTTGCCCCCACATACAGACAAGCCAAACAGATTGTGTGGCGTAAGTTAAAGAATAAACTGCAAGATCTCAAGTGGACCAAACGAGTTAATGAAAGTGAACTTACCATTGAACTTAAGAATGGAAGTCTAATATCACTTAAAGGTGCTGACAATGCCGACTCCTTAAGAGGTGTTGGTCTAGACTATCTGGTCATGGATGAGTTTGCAGACATTGATCCTGAAGCATGGTATGAAGTACTTCGTCCTACACTAGCAGACAAAGAGGGTGGTGCTCTATTCATCGGCACACCCAAAGGTCTGGGCAACTGGGCACATGACCTATACAATATGCCCACAGAGCAACCTGAGCAGTGGGCCAGTTTTCAATACACTACCATAGATGGCGGCAATGTTAAACCTGAAGAGATTGAAGCAGCCCGCAGGGACTTAGACGAGCGAACATTTAGACAAGAGTTTCTAGCAACCTTTGAAACTTATGCTGGCAGAATATATTACGCATTTGATCGTAAGAAAAACATAACCACACTGACTGACATTAAGACTGATGTTATACACATTGGTATTGACTTTAACATTGACCCTATGTCAGCAGTGATAGCAGTTCAATTTAAGGACTATCTCTATGTCATCGACGAAATCCGTATGTTTTCTAGTAACACCCAAGAACTTGTGGCAGAAATTAAGGCACGATACCCAGCAAGCAGGGTCTGGGCATATCCTGACCCAGCATCGAGGCAAAGGAAAACATCAGCGGGCGGCGCTACTGATCTCACCATACTACAGAACGCAGGATTTGTCTGCAAAGCACCCAATGCACACACACCAGTTAGAGACAGGATCAACGCAGTTAACTCAAGATTAGGCAATTCTGCTGGCGAATCTAGACTGTTAATTGCTCCAAGTTGTAAATATACCATAGAAGGTCTGGAGCGACAAACCTATAAAGAAGGTACTGTTCAACCTGACAAAGAATCAGGTTACGATCACCAAATGGACGCATTGGGATACATGGTGGATTATATGTTCCCTGTTCGCAGAGATACTGCACCATATACACCACAACGATGGGGCCATCAATTGGCTGCATAACAAGGAAATACATAAATGAGCGATCAAACATTAAGCCAAGACTTTGCACGAGTCTCAACTACAAACTTAGAATACAGCCGCAACAGAGATCGTTGGGCTTTTCTATTAGATTCATATGTAGGTGGAGATCAATACAAGCAGGGCACCTATCTAACCCGCTATCAACTAGAGACAGCACAAGAGTATAATGGTCGCATCAACAACACACCATTGATCAATCATTGCTCGTCAATTATCTCAGTTTACACCAGTTTCCTATTCCGTGAAGAACCAGATAGAGACTTTGGCACATGGCAAGGCCGCCCTGACCTAGAAGCATTCTTAGAAGACTGCGACATGGAAGGCAGAGACCTAGACTCATTCATGAAGGATGTGGCAACTTGGAATTCAGTGTTTGGCCATTGCTGGTTGTTAATGACCAAACCCAACATTGGTGCTGCCACACAAGCAGATGAACAAGTCTTAGGACTACGACCTTGGCTTAACCTATTAACACCATTGGCTGTATTAGATTGGACTTGGGAGCGAACACCCACTGGCTACTATGAATTAACAGAGTTCAAATACATTGAAGAAATTGTTGACAAGATCACTATTGTCAAAGAATGGACCAAGTCAGAGATCCGCACTTGGGTCATGGATGATCAAAATAAGAAAGCCGCACTAAAAAGCATAGAAGTTAATGGACTAGGTATGATACCTGCTGTACTGGCCTATAACAAGCGCAGTATTGTCAAGGGCATTGGTGTTAGTGACATTGCTGACATTGCTGATCTACAGCGTATGATCTATAACTTGACCAGTGAATTAGATCAAAGTCACAGACAAGACGGACATCCCAGCCTTGTAGTCACACCTGATGTACAGTATGGCAGTGGTGCTGGTGCTGTAATAGTTGTGCCAGAAAATAGTGATCCTGGCCTAAGACCTTATTATCTAGAGCATGGTGGTGCTAACATTGTCAGTCTACACAACACAATACAAAAATTAGTGGACAACATTGACAAAATTGCCAACACTGGTGGAGTTCGTGCTACAGAAAGCAGAACACTGTCAGGTGTAGCCATGGAAGTTGAATTTAGTTTGTTGAACAGTCGTCTTGCTGAAAAAGCAGATAACTTAGAACTTGCTGAAGAACAATTATGGGCAATATTTGCAGCCTATCAAGGATTAGATTCCTCAGAGGTAGAAGTAGAATATCCAGGCAGTTTCAACATCCGTGATGATCAACGAGAATTCCAGCAACTGGCCAGTGCCAAGTCAGCGGCCACTGATCCTGTATTATTGCGTGTCATTGACGAAAAACTATTAGAAATGTTAGGTGAAGAAAAAGAAAGATTGCCCTACATTGATATCAATCCTATCCCAGGTAGAACATATCCTGATGGCCAAGCAATCCCAGAGAGTCTACCACCATTATACATAGACAGCGCAGATCCACAAGTCCCTGAAGGACAGAACTGCCAAGGTTGCGAATATTATAAATCCACTGAAGGTTACTGTACCAAATTTGATGCACTAGTCCGTGCTACTTGGTGGTGTGCGAAATTCGAGCCCGCAGAAGAGGACTATTGATATCAGGACCAGTCCATTGATTTCTGACTCTCTTTTTATTTTTCATATCATCCATATTCTCTTGGTGGGTGCCTAAAAATAAATGAGCAGGATTGATACAACGACGATTATCACAACTATGACAAACATCCATATTATCAGGAAGGTGCCCATTGGCAAGCAAGAATGCCAATCTATGTGCGGCATATCGTTTTCCGTGATACCACGCTTGTCCATAACCCCAAATGGTAGTTGTCTTACTCCACTCCCAACAATCGTTTGGAGTTTTTATTGTAGAATTAAAAATGTTTTCAGGTGTATTCTTTCGCATACTGCTAATGATACACTATTTTATAAAGGAAGTCAATCATGAACAATCCATTACCAGTTCGCGGCATGAGAACCGCTAAGAACAAAAAGCGTCCTAAGCCGCCTAAGAAATAATGCCAATACATCGAGCAACAGGCCCTAGAGGCGGCAAAGGTTATCAATACGGCACACAAGGGAAAGTATATCCCACCCGTGCTCAGGCAGTAAAACAAGCACAAGCCATCAAGGCATCACAGGCTGCTGCCAAGAAAAAAGGCAAATAAGCCTAAAGTTTAACGATTTATACCAAGTTCGTTAAATAACATATTAAACAACTCTGAAAGGGAGGCACGCTTACTATGAGCAACCAAGACATAGGCAATCTGGACAATACTGATGAGTCCACTACAAATAATCAGGCCGCAGTCAAAACTTACACACAAGAGGAATTTGATCAGCACATGGCAAGGATGAAGGCCAGCATATCTAAAAAATATGAAAAGACCTTTGCCGAACTAGGTGATATCGATGAACTTAAGACACTCAAGCAACAAGCAGAACAGCGTAAGCAAGAAGAAAGTGTCAAGCGTGGTGAATTTGAAAAAGTTCTACAAGATATGGCAGCAAAGAAAGATGCTGAAATTCAGCGTCGTGATCAAATTATTAGAGAATATACTGTGGATGTGCCATTGGTTACAGCAGCAGCAAACTACAAGGCAGTCAATGCCGAGCAAGTTCGCACACTGTTAAAACCCAGTGTTCGTCTAGGTGAAGATGGTCAAGTGGAAATCGTTGACAAAGAAGGAAAAGTTAGATATAACGATTCGGGTCAGCCTTTCAGAGTAGATGATTTAGTCAAAGAATTCCTTGACACTAATCCTCACTTTAAGTCAGCAACACCAGCCACCTCCTCAGGCAAATCTAATATTGGTCAAAAGCAAGATAAGGTTGACATTTCTAAATTGAATATGTCTAACCCAGAAGACCGTAAGATTTACGCACAATATCGTAAATCAAACGGTATAGCCTAACAAATTAAAGGAGACTTAAAATGGCTGGATCTACAATGACAACTTTGAACGACTTACTACCTACCATCGTTCAAGAAGCATTATTCGTTGCAAGCGAGCGCAGTATCATGCGCGGTATTGTAAAAAATTATTCTTTGGGCCCTGCTCAAGGTAAAACAATTCAGGTTCCAATTTACCCAATTCAGACTGCTGTAGCAGTTACTGAGGGTGATGAGGTATCTAACACAGAAGTATCTACCAATGTTGCTACATTTGATGTTGCACAAGTTGGTATCCGTACTCTAGTAACTGACATGGCATTGAACGCAAGTTCTAGCAATGTCGTTGCTGACCTAGGCCGTTTATTCGGTGACGCTATTGCTCGTAAGATGGACCAGGACTTGATTGCCAAGTTCAGTTCTTTCACTTCTAACACTGTTGGTTCTACCAGCACAACTATTACTCCAGCATTATTGATGCAAGCCATCACTAAGTTGAAGAATGGTGCTGTTCCTACAGATGGTTTAGTTTGTGTATTACACCCAAGCGTAGCCTATGACTTAAAAGCAGCATTGACTACACAAGGTAACACAGCGTTTGGCGCCAATGGCACAAGCAATGATGTTGCCAATGAAGCAATGCGTGAAGGTTATGTTGGTCGTTTGTTCGGTGTTCCAGTATTTGAAACATCTAACTTCTCTAACACTGGCGCTGCTGGTGACTTTGTTGGTGGTATTTTCCACCGTGACGCTCTAGGCCTAGGCATTATGCGTGACATTCAGATCGAAACACAACGCCGTGCTAGTTACCTAGGCACTGACATTGTTGCTTCTGCTATGTATGGTACTGGTGTTGTCTATGAAGGTTACGGTTGTGCCGCAACTTTCGATTCTACAGTTCTTTAATTAGGGGAAATATAATGGCATTCATTACTTCAGGTAGTACAGTTATAAGTTTTGCTGAATATGAAGATGTTCTAGCAATTGACCAACGCCTATTTGAGGCTAATGAAGGCTTTACTGATGTTATTGTTGAGGATGCGTTGATCAAAGCGACCACTCGTATCCTTAACAAGATTAGAGCCAGTGACTGGTGGAAGAATTACTATATCAGTAGAACTACTGATTTGAGTAGCATTGCCACTAGGACTGGTTATAGTTTGCCTAGTCCAGTTGGTGCTAAGATTCTAACCCGCAAGGACGAGTTTCAAGACATGTGTGTTTATTTCGCACTTGCTGAATACTTGTACCCCAAGGTTGCAGATTTTGGCAACACAGACTCAGCAGAGCGTCAGAAGATTGGTTTCTATGATGAGAAGTTTAGAGCAATGTTCACAGATTTGCTAAACGCAGGTGACTGGTATGATTTTTCAGGT